AGATCGGGCCGCCATCCGCCTTGCCGCCGCCGAAGAAGCTCGACAGCAGGCCGCCGATCAGGCCGCCGGAGCCGCTGCCGGCCGGGTTGAAGAGGTTGTCGAGCGTCATGTCGAGCAGGCGATCGATCACGCGATCCAGTGCCGAGCTCAGCGCGTCGGCGGCATCGACGCCCCGCCGCAGGTCGGAGACGAAGCTGCCGATCGCCTCGCGGCCGATGGCGTTGTAATCGGCCATCGTTTCCTGCAAGCGTCCCTGGCTCTCGCGAAGCTGCTCCGAGGCGACCGACGCGTTGGCATAGGCGGTCGCCAGCGTGTCGATCTGCTGGCGCAGCTCGGGGGTGATGTCCCGGCCGGCCTCCTGCGCCGCGGTGAGAAGGTCGTACTCGGCGCGGGCCTTCTCGACCGCGAAGCCGTAATCGTTGATGAGCGGATTGAGCCCGGCCTGCGCCGCCGTCTCCGCCTCGATCGCGCCGGTGCGCTTGCCGATCAGCCGGGTGAGGTTCTCATACTCGTCGGCGCGCTCCTTCCGCGCCTTCTTCTCCTTGCCGTCATCCGCCTTGTAGTCCTCGATCGAGACGGTTTCCGAGGACGCCGACGCCATGGTCGCGCCGCCGCGCCGGCCGGAGCCTGCCCGGCGTTTCCGCTCTGCCGGGTTATAGATGCCGGCAGCGGCCATCGCCTCCGGCGAGTAGTCCCCGCCGAGCGCCTCCCCGATCCGCCGCCAGATCGGGTTGTTGCCGACCTTCGCCAGCCAGCTATGAAGGGTGCTCAGGCCGGAGACCGCGGCATCGATGTAGCGCGGAATGCCCTGGATGGCGTCCGCCACGGCGTTCAGGTTGGTCGCGGCGCTGGCACTGGCGCCGGTCGTCTCGTCGAGCTTGCCGGCGAGCAGGATCAGCGCGTTGCTCACCCGCCCCATGCCCTGGCTGACGGTGCCGGAGGTGCGGCTCGCCTGTTCGGCGAGGCCGCTCATACCGGCGAGGAAGGCACGGAAGAACGCCTCGCTCGACACCTTGCCGTCGACCACCAGCGAGCGGAGCCTGGCGACCGAACCGCCGGCCTCCTGAAGGCCGCGCGCCGCGGTCTGCACGATGGTCGGTGTCCCCTCCAGCATGGAGTTGAACTCCTCGGCGCGCACCACGGCGCCGCCGAGCGCCTGGCTGAGTTGCATCAGCGAACCGGACGCCGCCTCCGCCGTCGTGCCGCCGACCCGCAGCGCGAGAGCGATGCCATCCGTGAAGGTGGTCAGTTCCTCGGAGGTCGCACCGAGTTCCTTCTGCGTCTGCGAGAGGCGGGCATAGAGCGTCACCAACGGGCCGATGGCAGTGCCGTTGCGCTGGGCGATCTGGAACAGGGTGTTGAAGGTGCCGGTCAGCGCCTCGCCCTGCAGCCCGGTGACCTTGAGGGCGTTCTGCAGGTTGGTGTACTGCGCCGCGGCCTGCCCGATCTCCCGCGCCGAGAACACGCCGGCCAGCCCGACGCCGAGACGGGTGCCGAGCGCCATCATCGAGGTGCCCGCGGCGGTTCCCATCCGGTCGAAGGTCGACGCCAGCCGGGTGGCGGAGGTGCGTGCCCGCGCCTCGATCGCACTCAGCCGGCGGTCGCTGGTCTGCTGCGCCCGGGCGAAGTTCCTCTCGAAGTCGCGGACCCTCGCCTCGAGGGTGACGACAAGGCGTTCCTCATCTGTCGCCATCTCACATCACCATAAGTTCGGGGGACCATTCGTCACGGTCGTAGATGCTTAGCGGCTCGCCGGCCTGGCAGCGCGAGACCGCCATCCATAGGGCGACGGCGAGGTCGATGCGGTCGCGGCTCTTGCCCTTGTGCATGGTGCGATTGTCGGCGGAATCCGTGTGGATCGCGACGTTCTCCATGCACCAGCGCAGCACCGGCGAAGCCCAGCGGAGATTGCGGCCGATGATGGCGCGCTCCAGCGCGTTGAGCGCCGGCGACTGCGTCACCCATCCCTGCCGGATCGTGACCACTGGCAAGCCATCATCGAGGAGCGGCCCCATGATCGCCTGGGCATAGGCCAGGTCGAACCCGATCTCCCGGACGTCGAAGCGGGCGCACAGATCGCGGATGTGCATCTCGACGGCGCGGTAGTCGATGACGTTGCCCGGTGTCGCGATGAGGTGCCCTTCCGCCGCCCAGCGGGGATACGAAACCCCGTCGCGATCGGCGCGGAGGTCGAGATAGTCGGCGGGGCAGAAGGCCCAGGCGAGGACATCGATACCGCCGTCGTCATCGGGGAAGGCGGCGACCACCGCGGTCAGGTCGGTCGTGGTCGACGCATCCACTGCAATCCAACACGAACGGCCCTCGAGCTCCGCTTCATCGATCTGCCGCCGGCCCTCATCGAATACGGCCATGTCGACGAAGGGAGACGTCGAGTTGTCCATGCGGACGCCGAGATAGAATTGCCGGAAGGCGTCCCGGTCGGACGGACGCTCCTTCGCCTCGCGGGCGAGCTGGCGCAGCGACGGCAGGTCGGGATAGCCCAGGTCGAGACCCGGTAGGACGGAACGCCAGGTCGCCTCGTCATCCCACGGCGCGTCCCGGTCGGCCTCGAAGATGATCGACAGGAAGGTCGGGTCGATCACGTCGCCGGATTGAACACGGCGGGCGTAGTCATAGATCGGGAAATCCGGCGAGTTCTCACCGCGCCCCGCGGTCGTGGCGACCATCAGCAGCGAGCCCGGCATCTTCGAGACGCCGGTACGGATGCCCTGCCAGAGATTGGCCTTGCGGTGCGCCCAGAGCTCATCGACGAAGGCGAATTGCGGTGTCCGGGCATGACCGCTGCCGCCATCGCTGGACAGCGCCTCGAAGAACGACCCCGACTTCGGATGGACGAGACGGTTGCGGGAATCGATCGGCTTCGAAGCGCCGGCGAGCTGAGGCACCTCCTGAATGACGCCGAGCGCTTCCTCGAAGGCGACGCGGGCTTGTGCGCGATCGGCCGCGGCAACGAAGTTCTGGCCGCGCTGCACCCGCTCCGGCCCATAGGTGTGCAGCAGGCTTAAACCAGCCGCTAGGCTGGTCTTGCGGGAGCCGCGACCGACCTGCAGGTAGACTGTGCGCACCAGGCGGCGACCGTGGGCATCGGTCGGCCCATAGATCGCGCGTACAATCCGTTCCTGCCAGGGATCGAGCTGGAACGCCCTGCCGGGCAGCGGCGACTTCGGATGGCGCAGCAGCCGCAGGAAGTGCACGGCGCGCTCGGCACGACCGGCAGGATCCTGCAGCGGCGAGCCGTCAAATATCCATGCCGGTCCACGCATCATCGTCGCTCTTTCCCTTCATGGGTGCCCGGGACCGGGACATCGGCGTGAGACCGAGTTCGGCGGCAAGCCGGCGGGCCTGCGTCATGGCTTCGGTGCGGATTGCCACGGCGGGATGCTTCTTCGGCCCGGAGGGCGACCGGAACACGATCCCTTCTTTGGCGATGAGCCGGGAGGCCTCGGCGACCTCGCCGATGGCGCAGCAGTAATTGGCGAGCTGCGCCATATCCGGCACGGTGAGCACGCGGCGCTCCTCGATCATGATCGGCGCCACGCGCCGCCATTCGGCCTTGGCGTCGCGGGAGAGCCACGCCGGCGGCCGCGGCACCGTCTCGATGGGAGAGCTGCCGCCGATGATCTCGCTCGGCTTCCGCCCCTTCATGGCCCGACCCTTGTGCAGCGCAGCTCCAGCCCTTCGCGACGGCCGAGCTCCTTCACCTCCACGATGTTGAAGGTGGCACCGTCATAGGAGACGCGATCGGCGAGGGTGACGCCGGCGAGGAAGCGGGTGCGGAACACGATGGCCGTCTCGCTGCTGGCGCCGAAGCCACGTATGAACTCGGCTGTGGTGGCCTGCACGAGCTGCGCCCGTAGCGTCGCCAGCTCGGTCCACGCGGTTACGACCTGACCGAGGTCGTTCACCGTCTCGGTGCTCCGCTCCACTGTGATGACGCGGTCCAGCGCTCCAGCCCTCATGCCGCGAACTCCTGCACCAGCGCCTCGAAGGTCAGCACGCCATGGCCGGTCTCGCCGTCCGGATCGCGCATGAAGCGGGCGTCGCTATAGCGGGCCTGCACCACGGCCACCTCACCAAAGGACCGTCCCCGCAGCGCGGCGCCGATCACACCGGCGATGGCCCGGGCGGAGACCAGATCGCCGTCCCGCGTCCAGATATGGACGGTCTGGTAGAGCCGGACGTGGTTGTCGGCGAGTGTGAGATCTTCGCGCACGATCTGCCCCTCGCCGAGGATGATGCAGGGGAAAATTTCCGGCCGGGCATGGCGGTCGAAGATGTTCGCCGCCGGCACCAGCGCCAGCACCTCGGCGCTCGCCACCAGCCGGTCCCGCATCGCCCTCTGCATCTGGATCGAGACATCCGTCACGGCGCCGCCCTCCGGGCTCCCAAACTCTTCATCAGCGCGCGGACACCGGCGCCGTCCTTCGCCGATGTCAGCACCGGCCCGGCCTTCTCGTTGCTGCCGTAGATCGCCTTCAGCATGTCGACCTTGCCCTCATAGGCGAGGCGCAATTCCCGCATGGTGCTGCCCAGCACAACCGCGGGAGGCCAACCGAGCCAGCCGGTGCCGACCTTGAACAGCCACTCGAGGTATTCCCCGAACGTCACGCGAAAGGGCGGTCGGCCTCCTTCGCCTCCTCGTCCTTCTCCGTGGGGGAGCGGCCGCCGTTCGACAGCAGGATGACGAACCGCACCAGGTCCGGCGTGAGGGTGGCGAGGCCATGCTCATAGACGGCGGCCGTCGTTTCCTGACGGCTGGCCTCGGGCAGCCCCCGCGCGGCGAGCACGACGTCGA